GCGAAGACTTAATTGAATGGTATCCATCAGATTCTTGTAGTTAACATCACGATTAAATCCGCCACGATCAAGTGGGGGACATTCGGACAAACCTGCAGGGATCTGAGTGACAATGATTCGAGTCGTGCCTGTACCCGCGCCAAAGAAATTGAGTGAGTTCGCCAATGTGATCGAAGCACCATCAGTGAAGACATCAACTACCATCGACTGAGTCGTGTTGGTTTGGCCTGCAATATAATTTGGGGCCTGCGTCATCCCGGTATTAATCACGGATGAACAACCAACATAAGTCGGGTTGTATTGACCAGAGTTAGCAGTAGCAGTGTTCGCCCTGGTCATGGCAAGTTCGACGAAGAACCGACCTCGAGAGCCTTTCGGGAACAGAATTTGTGTTCCGTTCACTTGATTAGAAACGTTAAAAGTGTTAACAGAGTTAGCACTTGCCGCCCAATCAAAACCGAGAGGTGAAGCATCAACAGCAGTGTTAGTGGAGATAGCACTGTATTTGTCAATATTTGTATTAACAAAATTAACACTCTTAGGGATATAGAGAAGCACGTCATATGAGACCCAAAGCTCGCCAATAACGGCATTGGAAGCTACGTTGCCACCAACGGCTAAAGTAGTTTTACCAATGTCATAATCATTCAAAGACGAGTTCGGCGGGTTTGCAGCCGATCTGACAAGACGACGCGGGTCGACTGTCTTTTCAGGTGCACACTCAACCCAATGCAAATAGCTCTTCGAAGGTTTCGCAGCATCAGCGAACTGAGAGTTAAGCATGGTCCTTTTGTCAACATAAGGCGCAGCATTCGCATCGTATTGCGTGGCCAAAGCATCATAACCCAATCCAGCTGAATTAGTGTATTCGGATCCCTCAGAAACGAATTCAAAAACCAGACCTAAAAATTGGTATGTGGTGTAGTTCGACGCAACGTTCGCGAGCCACGGGAACGTCTCCTTCATGCCGGGGTTCAAAGGGAACTCACCTGCAAGGAAGGCAGCCGTTGTGGACAAAACATCACCAAGATACTCCCGGTGCGCGACCCGGGTCACCAACCCAGATTCATGCATCATAGGGACTTCAGACGCTCGTGACGAAACCATCTTCTCAAACATATCCTTACCATGCGTGCCAGGGGCAGAGGCGGCAAGAATCGAATTAAAGTCAGGCCCGTCAGACTTCTCCAGTACGTCTTGATCATAATCACCCATACCCAGCAAAAGCGGGGCAAAGTGCTTAATCAAGTCCGAACCAGTATCCATCAAATACTCCCACCATTCTTTCGACTCCTTCTGAGGATGTGACTTCTCTTTATGAGCGGCAGAATTTGTGGAGGTAGGGTGCTCTTTCAATGTTATTTTTGGTACACTAATAGCAACAGACTGTAGGTGTCGCTTCTTGAGTTCAGCAACATCATCGTCTTTGAGACGAGTGACAGAGCCGGAAACCGCATCAAGTTTACGCAAAAACCTTCGTGTGATCTCAGTGTTGACATCGACGCCTTTAGTTGTGAGAAAATAGGCTCGGCGGACAGCAGGATCATCGGCCTTATGAGCATTGGGGGGAGACGGCTGTAAAACCTTACCCTGAGGGCCCATGGACTTCAAGTTGGCATTTTTCGCTTTGGCAGATTTGTCGTTAGAGTTAGACATCAGAAAATAAATAAGACGTGCACAATTTTCGCCATGCCCTGCCGGCCCAGCCAGCATTCACATGAGGACTTTCACTCAACGGAAATGAGACGGAAAATTGTTCAAAATATTTCATCAAGTCCGTGTTAACATAGTCGAGCAAAGGCGGATAGTCAATCGGAGATAGATCATTCTTGAGTGACAAATACTGTTCAAATTCATATTGAAAAGACACATGAACACCAAAGCTTTTCTCCATCTGCAATCTAGAACCCATCGAAACAGGAACGTCGACAAATAGGTTGTCGCAGATTTCAATAAGGGATATCCAATGAGCCCTTTTATATGAGTCAGAGGTGCCTCGCAATGCAATAGCTAAAGCATGGCGGTTCGAGACGTTGGACGTCACACGTAAACCGTATAACGCCAACTCACGTACAATAGGACACCCCGGATACATAACTAAGAAACTCAAAGATTTCGCCCTAAGCAATTTAAGCAACTTCCTATCATTGGCATGTTTGTATTTATAATGCGTATAACCAAAATCAAGGACAGCATGTATTGGATCTCTAATGATAGATCGAGAATCATCTGATACCAATATCCCACAAAAGCTTGCCTCACGAAATGAATCGAAGACAACGAGCTTAACAACCGCTCCAAGTCGCGTCAGCACGCCAACATCCAATGGGTACATGAAAACACCAATGCAGTCATCACCTTCTATTTGAGGGGGGTGGTGCACGGTATAAAATTCCTCTTCATGACCCGAACGGAACAACATGTAGTTCATCATAAGAACATTCATGAGTCCGTTGGCCAAAGAAGTATCCATCTCACCAGAGTAGCGTTTAGCTAGGATCTTAACCCAAAACCACGTAAACCTAACGAAATTAACGCCAGTTTTCAATGACTTGAGCTCGGTCCAAAGCTCCACAAATTCTGGAATATTCTGGAGACAGAAAGCATAAAAGAACAATTCAATTATCATCATATGTTTTTTGAACATACCTTCATAGGCCGTAAAGTCATTATTAAACGCTTTAAGATAACAATTATCAAACAGTCTTTCCAAACGATCTATCTTCTCCGACTGAGACAGCTTCTTAATAAGCCAAGGAAGATTGAAAAATCGACGGCCAACTTCAGCACATGCCGGACCAAATTTCGTTTTGAAGAAATCAGATCGGCTATTAATCGTACGCGCATACTTGGGGGTCATATAAGACTCATACTTTAAGTGAGAAGAAACAACTTTGTCTTTCATGGTCAGCTCATTATGCATACCAGAAACACGCAACAATTCTTCTTTCCTGTAAGCTGGGTACGTCGTACCAGCCAACCAACGCTCAACAGTCCGGTCGCTATCATATTCAAGCACACACGACCCCATGTGCTTGAGGATAAAGGCAAAAGAAAACTCGCAAAATGATTTATACTCGCCCTCGTCGTAAGGAGGCATATCAACAGCCACCCTTTTGATGAATCCTAAAATTGCATTGTCTGCG